GCAACCTTGAGCCGGACCGCCGTGAAATTCTCGTCAATCTCGCGTGCCACAATTGGCTTCACTCGCCCCTCCGGCGACTTAACCTTGTCCTGAAATTTGTATAGCTCAGCCATTATGTCCCGAGTATTTTATATCGCCATGACTCAATCACGGAATCATAAAGTCCGTAATTAGTCCGGGAAACGCTGTGATTTTGCCAGAACTGATAAAAACCTATCGTAACAAGCGTCCCTTGGATATTCCGCGTTTCTATCGGCGGCGGTTGCGGAATCGTCCGGCTTAAATTTCGGCTTTTGCTTCCCGCTCGCATTGTGTAAAAATATCTGTAGATGATCATATTATATGTCCACCAAATTCCTATATTGGCAATTTCTTCAGTCTTTTCTAAATTTTCGTGCAACTCGCCGTTCCCACCCTCGGAAACCCCTTTGATGCCATAAAAAACACAGTCGAGAAAAACGTGGGTTGCGTCTTGCGTCTCTATTGGCGGATTGAACAAATAAAGATTTGCGTATCCTTCCGCCCTGTAGCCCGGACGCAAGACCTGCCTGGCGTCCCTAATCTTATCTTTTCGGATAGCGTATCGCCGTTGCAACTCGGTCAGGTTCGATTGTCCAGTTGTAACCTTGTCCCCGGCCTGCCGGATAAGCGTGTCCGCGCCTAGATATTTGATGTTAGCGCCGTTGTTCATGCCATTACCTGTTGCGGGAGTTTGGGTTCAATTTTTTCAAGGATTGCTTTGATCGCGGTTACGATTGATTCCATGGATTGCGCTTCTGGCTTTTTGGAGTCTGGCCCCTTGCCTTGCTTGGTAGCGGCTGCGGCTTTCTTTTCGTCTTCAGGCTTCTTCCCTCGACGCTCATCTATTTTTCGCTTCTTCTCTGCCTTATCTCGTTCCCATTTTTCATTGGATTTTTTGTTCTCGGCTATTCTCTCAGCCTTTTCCTCTTCCCTAAGAGTCCCGCCTTTGGTCCGCTCGGATAGTGGTTTTTTGCGTTCCGCGTCAATCTCCATCTGTTTTTCAGATTTCCCTAGGTCTAGGATCTTGTCCGCTTTCGGTTGCCGCCGAATTGCGGGTTGATTCGTTTCGCTTGCTCCACTATCGCCCGCCAATCGGCCGGTGTCCCCGCTTCCTGATACTATTTCGGCAGCGGCTTCAGCCGCCCGCGCTGCATCGTTAGCTCTTGCCGCATCCCCTTCGGCCAATCCGCTTGATGCAGCTTTGTTTTGCTCGTCATTAAGTTGATCCAGCGTCGACAAAACTTCCTTCAACTTGGCAATTTTTTCGTTGTAGGATTTCACTGCCTCATCGTTTCCGGCTTTCTCGGCGTCGTTTGCAAGCTTCCGAGTTGCGTCAATATCATCGAGCACTTCCCGCTTTTCTTTTTGAATCTTGATCTCACGGTTGGCTTTTTCAAAACCGAAATTTGCGTCGGCAGCTTGCTTTTCTGTCAGTCGCCCGGATTCCAGCAAGAGAGCGATTTCCGCAGTCGCAGCATCGAGTTTCGCTGCCGCCAGTCGAGTCTGGGCAGAGTCCAGTTCCGAAGTTGCTTGAGATACTCCTTTGATTGCTGCCGCCGCCTCATCTGCGGCCTCCTTAATCGCCTCCATTTCCTCGGCGGTTTTCGCCGCTGGCTCAGGATCAACGTCTCCGGTAGCGGTTACAAGGTCTTCAACCGGCGGAACGGCATTTGCCGCTGCGTCGGCCAGATCGTCGGTCGCGCCCATAAATTTATTAAACAGGCTTATTGGCCGCGCAAAACCTGGGATTGCCGCAAACATTGTTAAAAAAGATATTTTAGTTTCTTCCACGCTAGTATTCACGCCGTCAATTGCTGGAACCATTCCGTTGAATGCTGTAACTAATGTATCCGCCGCCCCAACCTCATTTATGCTTGCTACAAAAGCATCAAGGCTTTCGATATATTTCATCAAACTTTTTCCGAACGCAGAACCTGAACCCGCCGCATCCAAATTTACAAAGGTATCAACAAGCTTATTTAGAGACGGCAAAACTTCCGAAAGAAGCCCTACAGAAAATTCTGTGCCTTTGCTTTTAATTGCTGCGAAACCATCGCCAAAATCATCAAATTCTTGATTTGATTTATCCAAAACGTCAGGCAGGCTTCCAAGCTGATCTTTTGATCGCCGGATTTGCTCATCAAAATCTCTTAACAATGGAAGCAGTTTAGACCCGGACTTTCCAAAAACGCCCATGGCTGCGGCAGCTCTTTTTGTCGGGTCATCAATTGCAGCAATCCCGGCAGACATGATTTGCACTTGCTCCGTGGGTAATTTGCCCTCCAGGTCGGCGGCGGTTAGGCCCATGAGCGCGAGCGCGTCAACCGCCTCGGCGGTTCCTTCGGACGCGTCTTGGATAGACTTCTGCATTTTTGCAATAGCCGGACCAACCTTCTCAGCTCCCGCTCCTGCATTTTGAAACGACCTTTCCAGAATTGCCAGATTGCCAGCCGTGTCTCCCGTGCTGGAAGCCAAGTCGTTCAACCGTCCTCCCATGTCGAGCGCGTCGGAAAATGACGAAATGACTGCCCGCACCGAAATAAAGGCGGCAGCCATTCCAGCAATCGACCCCATAGCGCCCTTTATGCCGCTGCGAAAAGCCTTAGTGTCGGCCCCTATTTTGAAACTGAGTGCTTCAACGGCCATTGACGTATAGCCCCGGATATTTTGCGGCGATGTCTTTGGCTTTTTTAAAGACGCCTTTCCGCATATTTGTTTTGAAGAATGAAAGTCTGCCTCTGATCGCGCCAGACAATGCCCGCACGATTCCGGGAGCGTAATTTCGCAGAGACGTGCCTTGGATTGTGTATCCCGATCCGCTCCCGGTCTCGCTGCCGCTTGCGTCGATGGGGTAGTCTCCCTTTTTGGTTGTGGCCTTCCGAACTTGTCCGGCGACCTTGATCGTCAAATTAAGTTCCTGCGCAATTTGCAGCCAGATTTTGCGAGCCAATCCTCGCACTTTCAACTTTTCGACGAGGCTTCGTTTTTGCTCACGCTTAATCATTGCCCAGGTTGCGTCTGGGTATTTGTGGCTGAGCTTGTAAAGTTTCCCGTTGATGTTTTTCCATCCCTTCGCTTCCTGCGCGGCTTTAATGTCTTTGGCTTGCGCCATTGATGTACGCCGAGCCGCCCCTTCGAGAATCTTTTCCGTTTCGTTTCTAACGACTGTTCGGAAATCCTTGCCGGAAACTCGCGCCAATTCGCGCAAAGCTCCAGCCATTCGGCTCGCGTCCATCTCGATTGTTACAGTCTTAGCCATCAAATATAGAGTCTATGTCAACACTGTCCCCGGCCCACCTTAGCCCTACGCCGGCGCGGAAAAGAATCGTGTCGTGAATTTGGATGATAACCGCCGCTGGAATTTCCCACATTATTGATTGATAACTCCATCCGGTTTCCTTAGCGATTGATGAAACTACCCACGCTGACCAACCCGGCGACCAGCTTTTTTTTTAGGCCCCGGTGCGTCTGTGGACTTGGTTTGGATTCGAGCAAAATCTTGGCACATTTTCTGAATGATTGGGGTGAGCTTGGAAATGTCTGCCATGATCGCTCCGTTTTCGGTCAGATATTCATTTACGAATTCGCGCCATGCCACGCGCCCCTCCCATGCCATGTACCTCGCCCGCCTTGCTGCCTGTCTGTCGGCCTGGTGGATTAAAAGGAAACCAATGACATCCGAAACGCCAGCATTTTTAGAGCTTCCAGTGAAGAATCGGTTTTGGGTTTCTTGCAGCAAGTCCAGCGTCCCAAAGGATAGCGGGGAAAGCGCAATTCCATTAAAGGAAATGGAATCATGTTGCGTGAATGCCCTGCGCTGGGGCGCGTCGTGGTCGTCTTCGAGAAAGTCGGTGTCGTCGTTCATTTGGTATTTTGGTTTAGTTTTTAAGAGTGATTGATAAGTGCGGTCAATTGTTCGCGGTTGGCCCCCTCGCGATAAATCACAGTTCGACCGCCAGAAATTTCCTTGGCAATCATCGCCTTTTGATTGCGACCGCAATGCATAAGCGTCGAGCCGTTGTTGAGCCCGGAGCGGGCTGCGTCAAAAGCAATTAAAACGTACTCCTCTGCGGTGACTCCGCGAGCAGCAAGGATTTCATCAACTCGGCCTGGCAGGTCCACCTTGTTGTTGAAAGCGTTGAGCATATCCACCGCCTTCACTCCTTGGTGCTTAGGCTCAAGTCGGAAAGATAACGTCTCCCGGCCCTTAGCGATGATTCTGGAAATACCAGTGATTACTTCTTCGCCGTTTTCAATTGCGGTTTTCAGTCCGAAGCCTGCCGCCGTCATTGCTGCGGCGAGCTTTAGGTTATCGGTCAAAAAAAATTGATCGCGTTTTTCCTGCGGGAGTTTGTTCATTTGGTATATGTCGGGCCACGAAGGGCCGGGTCATTTTTAAGCTGAGATGCCGCCCCATGAGGTCAAGCTAATGGTCACGCGTTGGAAGTCCGTATTGCCGAGCTTGAGTCCTTTTGCAGTGATGTAATACGTGCCAGCGGGAGCCCCGGTTACGGAGATTGCGTCATTGATTGCAAGGGCCTCGGAGTTGTTCACCCCTTCAATTGTCCCGGTGATTTTGGGGGCGTAAATTGCAGCGGAAACAAAGTCTCCATCTTCATCAGCAACTTCCGCAATGCTGCGGATTTCGTCAAAAGAAGCGGATTGAACCACCAATCCGGTGACGGTTGGAGCCCCAAAAGAAAGTGCGGTGCCGAGGACAGTAGAAGCCATACCACTGCGGCGGTGTCAAATTAACGAAGCCCGCCGTGCAAGGTGAGGTTGCGCGTCCTCACGAAACGATTCCCTTCGATCGCTTGCTCTCTGCCCCCGGTGACAGCACCATAAATTGCGAGCGTGCTAGTCGTTAGCTTTGCCGAAAGTCCTGAGTCCTCCACCACACAATCTATTCCAGAAACGATCCGGGTGTCTTTGCTGGACGAGTTTTGCTGTTTGGCGTCGATGTAGGTTATGATTTCAACCGCCACCTCGTAAACATTTACCGAAATGAGATCGGGCGTCTCTAGGATTTCCGCTCTCACCACCACGCGGGGAAGGATTGCATTATCTTCGTCGCCGCCTTGCATATACGGTACGACCTGGACGCCGCCAGTGATCGGCATTTGCCTAGTAATAAGCCTGCAAAGCCCGTCCTCAATTAATCTGTCCAATGTGTTGCTCATGAGTAGGGAGCGACGAGGGTAAGAAACCAGGAAACCTCGTCTTTAGTGACTGGCCTTCCGACTTTATGCAGGACTTCGTTTACGAAAATATCTTCGTCCGGCTCCGGGTCACCTCCAAGAACCTGAGAAAACGGGATCAAAATGTTCCCGGTCAGCTCTTGCTCAAATCCGCCAGCGGCAAGAACGTCCGATTCAGAAAGCTCTGAATAAATGCCGGTGAATGATTTGTTCCGAAATGTAAACTTTGTCGGAATCTCCGCCACAGTCTGCGCCAATCCGGCGGCCATCAAATCGGAAAATTCGCTCATACAAAGGGCACGGTGTCACATTACAAAAAAGACCTCGGAGCGGGATTGCTGCCGAGGTCTTAATTTGCTGGGGTGAATTACTTATCCTAGGAGGATAGCCGCGTGCTCTGGTTTTTCCATCGCCCAGCCCCAAAGGGCATGAACGCGGTAGAGCACCATTCCGTCGCCAGGATAGACGCGGAGATCAAAGCTGATTCCGGTGCGGGGATCAGTGATGATCTCGCTATCAATGGCAAGGTCGCCTTGGCGAGGGAAGATTGGCAGACGAGTGGCGAGGGTAAGCGCGTTGGCCGAGAAGGCCAAGTTGCGGACGCTGGTAGCGTTAACCGTGATTGCCTTAGTGGCCGCGCTCATGGCGATTCGCAACCCAGGGGCTGCAATGGTGACGGTGCCGCCGCCAGAGACATCAGCGTCTCCACTGACCACCACGTATTTGTTTACGTCGCCAACGAAGGAGAGGATGTCGCCAGCAACAATCGTTCCGGTCCCGGCAGAAGCCAAGGTCAAGACGGTTGCGCCAACAGCGTACCCGGCAGTGTCAGTGGTTGCGCTCGATCCGGTTCCGGCTGTGCCGTTGTAAATCTGAGCAGATTCACGGACTGCGAATCCGTGAAGGCTCAGAAGCTCGCCATCGCGAAGAGTCATCGTGGTTGCCGCCTCGTTGGCTTTGGTGAGTTGTCCCAATGATCGGAGAGCCGCGCCTGCGCTGGTGTTGATAACCAAAGACCGACCGGAAGCCGGAGCACCATTATCGTCAAGGATTTTCTTGGCTTGCGCCGAATCTCCGAGAGTGGTGGCAAACGGGGTAGTGCCAGCAGTGCCATAAGCGCGGGAAGCGCCAAGGGCAAGTGCGTCGCAAACATCGTTTTCCATCTCATTGACCAAAACCCGAAAAGCCTGGGCGATTTGGTCTTGCTGGATGGACATCGAACCGGGGCCTTGGTCCACGCCGTATTCCTCTTCGCCGGTCCAAGAAAAACCTGCGTACTTGTTTTTCGACAAGGACAACTCGACATTTCCGACCGTCTGATCAATGGCAGCGGGGACGCTCATTGCCGGAGTGTACGTCGCAGTCGTATTGACTGGGACAACGGACGACCGAAGGGTTTGTCCGGTGGCAAGGCGGTCGGCCTTAGCGTTGCGATTGACGCCGGGAATCGCTCCAACGAGTTCGCGAGAAACTACGTCGAGGGCTTCGTAAACGTCGGGGATCAGGTTTGAGAGGGTGTTGGCCATGGTATTTTATTTGTGTGAGATTGGAGTTTTTTACTGGTTGGAAGTGATGCCGCATTTTTCGCGGAAAGATTGCTTTTCTTGGTCGGTCATTGCCTCGACTTCGGCCATAGTTTTAATGAGCGGATCGGAGGCGGGTGCAGGCGCGTGCTCGACTTCTTGAGCGGATTGTTTCGGCGCGTTATATTTTTCCTTTGCCATATTCAGGAAATTTTGCCGCCGGATTTACAAAAAGCCAAACGGTCGGCGGGGCTCATAGCATTAAATTCGGCGCGGTCGATAGGCTCGGCAGATGCGACAGGTGCTCCGCTAACCACGGTCTCGACGGGAGCGTGTCCGTTACTGGCAACCACTCGGGCAGCTTCGGCATTTACTTTTTCAGGGAGCGCGGCCACTTCGGCAACCGCCACTTCGAGCTTGCCGGAAAGGTCAATCTTTTCGGCTTCGAGAGCGTCAATGGCTTCCTGTTTAGGAGCGGCTTCGATCTTAGCTTCAAAATCCGAAACGCTGGATTTCAGCGCGGAGATTTCAGCGTCTTTTAGTTCGACGGTTGCAAGCGCCTCCGTGAGTTTTCCGACAACTGATTCGAGTCGGTCCGACTGGCCGGTGATTTTGGAAAGGAAATCTTGTAGGTTCACGCCATGGTTGGCGTGTCAAATCAGATTGCCGCCGGGGAGGCTCCCACAACGTCCGCGAGCCCAAGCAAAACTGCATCGCTGCCGCCATACCAGCCAGCGCGGAAAACCTCATCATGCACCTGGCGATTTGCAGAAACGTGGGAGCGAAACATCCCGCCCATGCGATTGACATTATCTTGCAGGAATTCGCGCTGGTCTTCGGTGAGGCTCGGCCCGTGCATTGTGCTTTTAAGATCGCTCCCCTCGCTGACGATAGGATCGAACTCCAGCCCCATCATTTCCCATGCGCCTGACGAATCCACCCAAGGGAGTATCACGCCTATGTTGCCAACCATTGCGCTCTCGGTCGCAACAATAGCGGTGCATCCTGCGGCTAGGTAATAAGCAGCGGAACACATAAGGCCGTCCGTGAAAGCTACCGTGAAAATGCTTGTCTCGTCGCGGAGCCGTGAAATGGCCTGCGCCGCCTCATGGCAACCCATGCAAGCCCCGCCTGGTGAGTCAAAAAGGAAATTGATCCGAGCCGCCCCAGCTTCCTTAGCTTGTTCGATCTCTGAAACAATATCCTCGTACGATGTGTTGCCGCATGATTTCTCAATGTTGGAAAGGTGGGGCCCCAACACGCCGAGAATGTTAATGGTCGCGGTCCCGGTCATCGGGTCAAACACCATCCCTGGACGCTGCCGGATGAAGTCGGAAAAATCTTCGCCAAGGTCTGCCGATGGTTTCGCCATCGCGTTTTCCAGCAACGCCCGGACTGAGCTATAACCCGCCGAGGAGATAAACCAGGGCTGGTGATTGACGGCTTCGTGGATGCGTTGGAATCTCATGGTGTTTCGGCTTTCTTAAATCTCGTCGTCTTCGCTTTGCTTCGGCTCACCTAAGAGCCCGTCTTTTCCCACAAGGGTTATTGGTCGCCGCACCCCGCCGTCTTCTTCCCATGCTTTTTTGACGTTGGCGTTGATTTTTGGCAGCCCTAACTGCGCCCGAAAGGTCGCCTCGTCCTCGTTATTTGGGGTGATTGATCCCGATCTGACGCCGACGCCATAGGCATCCATTTGGCGTTTTGTGTTTTCGATGCCCACGTCTGGCTCGTCCTCGGCATCATCGCCATCAGGGTCATCGGTTTCGGAAACAGTTGCTTCGCCGCCCATGTCGTTCGGCGTGAACATCTTCATTTCCCGGTCTTCAATTTTCATCCCGGACGCTTCCTCTTCCGCAAGCTGCGCCTTTTTGCGCGTGATAACGTCTCTGGCCCTTTTCTGGCAGAACTCTTGATAAGTGGTATTCCCGTCCTCCTCGACAATGGTCGAATCTAGGACCAAACCGAACTTGCTATCCTCCCGGCGCTGCTGCCGGTCCCGGCCCTCGTCGATGCTGATCCGGGGCGGCTTGGTGAATCCCCATTTGAGAAATCCGCCCTTGTCCTGCCCCGGGTAAGCCGGGAGCATTCCGTTTTTGATGGCAACTGAAATTGCGTAGCCAACTTGCCGACGAGCGCAAGGTTCCAGCAGCGATTGCCGATCAGTAACCGCGATGCGGGCCTTGGTGTTTTCGGTGCGTTGGCTGGTCCCGTTCGCTTCGCCGGGTTTCCAGCCCCACGAATAAGGCCAGTTTGCCGCCGCTAAACATTTGCGATACGTCCGGTCCTGAAATGATTCCCAATCTGCGCCGGGACGATTGTTAATATGTTGCTCCAATTTTTGCCCGGAGCTTGCCTTCATGTATCGGATCAATCCGCCGTACATCGTCTTGACTTCCATTCCGTCCGGGGTGCCGTCGTTAGATTGCAGAGAGAGCGGGTCATCCTCAGATGTATCGCCCTCGCCGGTATCGTTATATTCGAGCAACCCGATGGCCGAAGCAATCAAGCCAGCTTGCTGTTCCCATTCGTCCGACTGAGCAATCACGCGGAAATCTTCGATGCATGAAGAGAAAATCGGGAAGCCCCGAGCCTGGTCGTTCCATTTTGGCTCGAAAGTGTGGACAACATAATTTGCCGCCAAGTCTTCAAATTCGCCGTTTGTCTCGCCGAGTTTTCGATAAGCCATCGGTCGCTCGTTGCGGGTCATGATTACGCCGTTGCGCATGATAAGTCCTTTATAGTCACCGTCTTTTAAAACTTGGTCGGCTGCGGAAAACCTTTCCCATTGGCCGATTTGGCGATTGGGAATGTCCTGAACCATTGGCCATCCATTGTCAGACTCCGAGAGCATTTTGATCGTGTCACCAGCCCGGTCAATGGCAACGGATTGCTGATAAAGATTCGTCACAAAATCGTAATTGGTGCCGCGAATGTCGCACGTCGGGTACCATTCTTCGATCAGCCACCTTCGAGCTTCCTTGCCCCATTCTTCGTCCGCGCCAAAGAACACGGGGAGCCATGCATTCCCGACCGCAAACATTGCCTTTTGGCAAATCACGCCTTCGACGACGCCGAAATTTGCATAAAGTTTATCGGAAAGAAACGATGTCGTGAGCCAGTCCCGATAGGTAATCAATTTCTTGAGCGGGTCAAGCACGCGGAGCGGAACAGATGGGACACGGCCACCGCCATTTTCTGCCGCTTTTAGAAAAGTTCGGGAAGAAATTGCGTTGCCGTATTGATCGAGGATGGCCATATCAGCAAAAGAAAACTCGAGCTTTGTTGGTGGCGCGACGGGTTAAAAATGACGCAAGCTCGACAGTGGTGTGAGAATCAAACCAGGAAAGGGTTTTATCCGCCGCCGTCATAATCACGGCAACCGAAAGCGCGGGGTCAACCTGAAATGAAAAGCTCTTGTTTGTTGCGCTGGCGGAAATCATGACCTTGCCGGAACCTTTAACAATCTCGAACTGGCCAGTCACAAGGGCCTCGATTACGCCGCGCCCTTGGAGGCTGGCTATCCTGAGTAAAACGCTAACGAGTGGAGTCACACACTAGAGAGAGTGTCAAAGGTGGGGCGGGTATTTCATGCGGATAAATCAAACAAAAACCCGGCCGCGAATTTCTTCAACGAACCTGCCCCGCGCCCCGCCTCTGACAAGACTGCCGCCGTGTCAATGACTGCTTTCTTCGGTCTCCGGCTCCGGTGCCCCTACCAACTTGTAAAGAAACGCCATGAAGGTAATTCCGATCTCGCAATCCCAGTAATGGTTGGGACGCTTTCCGATCTGCCGCCAGATTCCGCGCTTGCTGTCCTTCGTTTCTGACTCCATCGAATCGACGTAAAGCTGGCAAATGTCGTCGGGGATCTGGTGCTCCTCCATCGCCCGCAACCGTGAGAAAACGTCTTTGAAATACGTGTTGGAAAACTCCAGCACCTTGATCTTTTGGCCCTTTACGTGGTGCGCCTTGCCTGTCATGTATTCGATTACTCGCTGATACGGGACAAGCAAGGTCGCCCGTTTCCCTCGCGTCTTGGTAAAGTTGTTAATGTCCCGGCCACGCATTGCGCTCCATTTGTATTGATGGCAAAAATCCAAGGCATCTGATTTCCAGTTGCCGACATCGAGCGCGAAGGCCCCTGACTTCAGACCGTAATGCTTCACCGCCTCGTCCACCTCCTCAATTTTCTGCAACTCCTCGCAATACACCAGCCGGGACCCGCCACCGCCAAACGCGCGAATGCAAACAGGGAAGCGGTCCTTTTGCATATCGGCAAACCCAAAACGCTGATCTTCGCCGTTAATTTGCGGTGCCTCTTCAGCCGCGCCTTTGTCGTAGTCCTCAACCCGGTAGCCTGCCGCGCCCTTAGTGTTGACTATCGGAATCTCTTTGTCCTTGATCGTCCAGAATTTCGCCTCTTCTTTTTGAGTAAATGCTTTCAACTCCTCAATGCTCCCGCGCCGCAAGGAATCTTTTGCGCGTAAAAAGCTCTCGATTATGTCGGCCCAATCACGCCACCAAAGCGTATAGCCGGAATAGCGGAACGATTCATGCCCCGGAGAATTGTTGAAATTGGTTTGCACGTACTTCCAATTCTGCACTAGTTCCCGGCGCACTCGCTCACGGTTTTCAATCACGCCGTCACACTCGGGGCATTGCATTCTCACCGTCTGCCGGACCGCTTTCCATTTCCATTCTTTGGTTTCTATGTTTCGAGTTTCTGGAGTTTCGTCCCAGCACAAAATAAATTTCCCGTCATCTTCCCGCCGAGTCTCCGGTGAAAAATACTTTTCGCAATGCGGACATTGAACATGA